ATATAACCTTTTCAATTAATGTTTTTCCAAAATCTCTAAATAATGGAGGGAAATTTGATTTCATCAAATCTAACCCCTTCATCTCTAACTCTTCAACATCAATCCCTTCTTTATTTACTACATACATAGCATATCTTCTTTTACCAGCCCAATATGCTTTTTCTACAATTACTTCTTGCTTTAATTCAAAATAATGTTTTCCATGTATGTTGAATAGATTAGAACACATTTGATTTAAATTATCATTTGCCTTTACCTGCAATTCAGCAGTCAATTCAAGTAATTTAGCAATTTTATTCTTTCTATCAGATAAATCAATGTTAGGGTATTTATGTAATAATAAATCTGTTAATTCTATATATAAACTATCGGTATCACTCGCACGAACATATTGATTATCTTTGTTTTTACCATGTATTATATTGTCTATAAATGAATTTACAAATGTAATCGATTCCTGCGTTAATCTTTGACCACTGTTTGTAATAGATGCTGAACAAACTTTATACCCATCAGTAAATCTCCAACCATTAATTGCATAAGTACCATATAAAGCATTTTGCAAGATTTTAAAGGCCATTTGATACAAATCATATAATTTATATTTTTCCCAATCTTCTGCTTTACCTGCTTTTTTCTTTAATGCTCGATAGTGTTCTCGTTTATCAAACCAATCCTCTAATACCTCGCAAGCTATACTTTTGTTATCATTATTATAAAAAGCACCGCTAGCTGAGATACTCCAATCATTATCTTCAATTAGATTAATTAGTTGACCTAATTTTATTTTAGCTGATTTTAATTGGTAGGTTTTATTATTTAGTTTTTCAATAATAATTTCTTCTTCTGGGTTTTTGAGTTTTAGTTTCTCTAATGAAAAATTCTGCTCATAGTTATCCTTAGTTACAATTCTTCCAATTAATGTTTCAACTCCTAAATTAAGTGATTTAATAATTGAAGGGTATAGTGATGTAAAATCTAGGTCACTTAAATTAGAATATAAACCAGGTACAGGATCTAAAAGATACCCTCCAGCATATGAATCTTTTTTCTTTAAAGTATTAGATGAACGAGTAATAATAGCTCCTGATGAATTCTTTACTTGAATTTGATCCTTATTTATATAATGGATAATTCCTTCAATAGTAGGGGTACCTCTTTGATTTACTACTATGTCTCCAATATTAAATTCTTTGATTGAAGGGTTAGTTGTAGTAGGTTTATTAGGTGCTATTACACCTTTTCGTTTTAAATAAGTTAATATAGCTCCTTCATTCAATACTGTATTATAATAGATAGATTCATAAGGAGTATGACATAAGTGAGAAATTAAAACTGTTAATTGAATAAACTTTAATTTTTCCTCTAATGCTTCAATAATTTCAACATCTCGAAGGTTATATTCAATAAATTTATTTTTATCTTCTTTAAATAACTTATCTAATGAACCATTATACTCAATCTTACCTAATTTTACATACTTAGTTCCAATATCACCTAATTTATATGATGGTTCTTCCTTTGCTATATATTTTTTAAGCAAATGCATAAAATCTAAGCAATTAACCCCACCAATTCGAATAGGTGAATCTGCTGAGTATGGGTTTTCGCTTATTTTTTCAATAGGTGAAAGTCTTAGAGCTTTATTTTCTCCTAAAATTCTTTTAATTCTATAATAAAGATAAGGAATATCAAAAAAATCACCATTGTAATGAACACAGATAGTAGGATCAAGCTCTTGCCATGTTTTTAGAAATTTAGTTAGCAATTCAGTTTCTGAGGAGCAAGATATAATTTCCTTAGTATCTTCTATAAATGATTTTATTTCTTGTTTTTTATCAAGAATAAAACATATTTTTCTTTTAGAAGTTACATCTATTAAAGCGATAGCTGTTACTTCAGCGTTAGCTTCTCTAATGGTTTGGGGTGTTAGAGCCCCTAACATTTCAATCTCAATATCTAAATAAACTATATCATGAGATGAAGGCATATCATCTGTTTCATAATATAAATCTCTTAATATCAATAATTCTTTATCAATATCTTTTTCTAAAATATTAGGATCATTCCAATCAAATTTACCTTTGAATGGAGAACATCTATCCCCAAATAAGGTAAAATGTTCTCCATAAGGATCTAAACGATAATAGGTAGGGCGATATTGAAAAACCGACCACCCTTCTACATCATCTTTTAAATAATATTGTTTTTCGGGTCTATCGTAATAAATTGCTTGGTACATTAAACTAGCTCTTCTTCAGGAATTAATAATTCTTTAACTAATTCGTCGGCTTGTTGCCATTCATCTAAAGGTACGAACCTATTTACGTTAAACCACCAGATATCATCAAATGTTTTAAATCTATCTTTACATTTAGGACAATACTGGGCACGTCTAATACTATCTTTAGCAAAACCCACATCTATTAAAATGTAATTACATGAACATAACCCATACTTAATAGATTTAATTACATAATTTTTATTTTCAACTAAAGGAGTATTTTTACTATTGACGCAAACTAGTTTTTGTCCTATATCAACCATGATTATTTATGAAAAAATTGTTCTAAATTAGGTGAAAAATAATTTATTGATTTTTGAGCTTTTCTGTCACTTGAACGATAAACAATCCATAGATTTCCCACTTTTTCATAGTGGCATTCATAACCCTTTTCTTTAGATCTTACCTCAACTGTTTTTTGAGCCTCTTCTTCAGTTTGACATGCTTTAGATAAGTTTGAGGCCTGAATTTCATTATAGATAAATCTGAATTTATCTTTTAATCCATAAGCTAAAATACCTGCTGATAAAACATACATGATATCTCCAAAAGCATCAGCAATTCCTACAATATCGTCGGCTTCATAAGCCTCTTTATATTCATTTAATTCCTCTAAAATAAAATCATAAATGAATTTTTTCTCAAATTCAGGAATATCTGTGGTAGGTTCGGTATTATTTAATTTTCCAAATACTTCATTAAAAAGTTGTACTTCTGAAATAAATGGTACATATTTATCTTCCATTATTTATATTTTTTTATTAAGTTAATTATATTATTTTAAATTTCCAAATAAACCCATTTGAAGTATTCTGTTTACCATTACAACAAAAAGAAATACCATCTTTACTACTATTAGTTTGCCTAGCAGCTTCATTTATACTATTAAATTCAGCTAATTTGATTCCATCTAATGAATATTGTTCAACCATTTTTTTATTAGGAGCACTTTCTCTATATTTTAAAATCATTTCTTCAGTAGTAATACGAGGATTATTTTGTTTAGTTTGTTTTATTTTATCTATCACCTCTTGTGATCTTGATTTTTTATTCATACTCCACCATTGTTTCATTTTATTAATAGTATCAGGGGTGTGTTTTTTACCTTTATTTAATAATCCATTCCCACCACTTCCCCCTAAACCAACATTTAATCCTTGTTTAACACTATTATAATGATTTATCCAATATATTTCACGTTCATCTAATTGTTCAATATTACATTCTTCAATAACTTCAAATTTATGATTTTCAACTCCATATTTTAAAATACTACGATGTAGTTTAATATGTTGTTTTATTGTTATTATATTAGAATGATAATATCTCCATCTATGTTTAATATTTCTGGATTGGCCAATATATATTTTACCAGTTGGGTTTGTTATTTTATAAATTCCTATCATATATCAATAAATATGCGTTCCTTGCAGAGGAACGCAATCTATTAACAATATGTTTGCATATGGAGTGTAAGCATACTCATTACTTCTTGTTTAGCTGTTCTGTTGTGATCAGCAAATACACCACTTACTTCACTTGTAACCATACTAGCACCCCAATGTTTAACACCCCTACAGGAAACACAATTGTGTGTGCTATGTACTACTACCATTACATTTTCAGTTTCAGCTACTGCTTGAATAGCATTATGAACAGCAACTGTAAGTTGTTCCTGAATAGCACCTCTACGAGCAAAGTGTTCTACTATACGATTAAGTTTAGATAATCCTACTACTTTACCATCTTCTCCAGGAATATAAGCAATATGTGCTTTACCTAAAATAGCTTGATGATGATGTGAACACATACTAACAATTGGAATATCTCGTTCTAATACAATTCCATTATAACCATCACTAGGAAAAGCAGTAATATCTGTAGGTAACTCATATCTACCCCTCCATAGATCTTTTACATAAGCTTTAGCTACTCGAGTAGGTGTTTCCATAGAATTAGGATCATTTTCCCAATCAACACCTAATGAGGTTAAAAACTTACCATAATAAAAAGAAGCATTTTTAATAATTTTTTCTTTTTCTTTTTCATTAAGTGAGCGATGCTCTCCTTTATCTAAAATTTCTTTTAATTGCAGTGAAATACCATTAGCATAACCTGCTTGAGCCGTTTCTAGATTTTCTACATCAATTACTTGTCTTCGTTTATTTTCCATAATTTTTAATAAAAGTTTTAATTTTTTGTGGACCTTCTAAAACACTAACACCTCCATTATTTATATGAAGAATAGTAGGTATATACATTATATTAAAATATTCTTGTATTTCAGTTTCAGAATCTGAATCTATTTCAATATATGAAATTTCATTTATATTTGCAAATTTTTTTATTAAAGGTTTGAGTTCTTTACAATGTCCACACCAATCAGTATGAATTAATATTATAGC